CCCGCCACTCGCCAGCGTGGGGAGAAGCGACCCCACCCCTTGCGCCATTTTCATTGCCCAGACATCAATATCCCCTGCCCCGTCCCCGAGCCTGGTACCGCCTGTCGGTGACTCGCTGACAAGGCTACGAGTCATCGCCTCTCGCGCATCTACACTCATCCCCTCCTTGAGGCTATCCGCTCCAGATTGTGCCAACTCCCCAGCTCCGGCCACCACATCCAGCGCCGGCGCCAACTTCTTGGCCAGGTTAGCGCGGGCATTCTCCAGGTAGTCCCCCTGGTCCTTGCCGCCGTTCTGCCGGCCATAGTTGCCTGCCTGGCGCGCCAGCTCACCGATGCCACCCACAAGCTCGAGTCCACCAGCACCAACAGCACGAGCAACGTCACTGAGGCCAACATCCAGATTGCGCGGAGGTGGTGTAGGAGTAGTCAAACCTGAATCTAAGTTTTCCCAGAACTCGTCCATACGGGCATCACGCTGCACCGGCACAAGTAGGCCGGCATTCTTGGTCATATCCATGGCGTCCTCGATAGCGGAAATAGAAAAGCCCTGGCCGGCGAGAACCAGTTAGGGCTAGATAGAAGAAAAAGACAGTACACAGACGGTACCAATTATGAAGAAATATTAATGCCCACAGCGAAGAGCATCAAACTTGCTTACTTGCCGATGAGACAATAAGATAAGGCCTCACACGGCCCCTTATGAGTTATTGCAAAGTATGAGTATTGACATCAAACAAATCCGAGCATTCATTGGAAATGGATTCTTTTTCTCAACTGTATTAGGAATATATTATTTTGTTGTTTTTGCTTATTATGAAAAAATCCCATTCCCCTTGGACTCAAGCTCTTTACCAACAGTTTTCTCATCTCTTGGCATCTTGGGGATACTATTAACAGGCATATTCCTCTTCTATTCATCAATGTCTATAATGATCATTGCAGACCCTTTGAAAATAGATTACCACAATGCTTTTTATACAACATTCTCCGGTGTAAAAAACAAAACCGCATCAAGTATCATAAATTACGTATTGTTTTTTTGCTCTCCCTTGCTTTTCATGTATGCTTTATTCAAAAACGACTATTTAAATAACATCACCACCATTGTGTTCGCAATAATTCCACTACTTTTTTCCATTCATGTTTTATCGAAAAAAAATGATGTTAGCTTTAAAGATGACAAGAAAAAATACCTAACTAAATTGTGTGCTCATTTTGCCACATTTTTCTATCTTGGCTTCTTCTCAATGCTGTCTTACTTTATATTTTACTTGTACATTACCAATACTGCCGGTTTGAACTCCACAACTACATTAATACTTGCGAGCCTTATATTTTTAATTTTAAATTACATCATAATTCTCCCACAAAAAAAACTAAATGGCTTTGAGGTAAATGCAAACAGGTATAATGGCAAGGTATATTTAAAGACATTCATCAACTCTCCTGCAGCCCCCATATATCTAGTGGGTCTAATATTTTCGTTAACCCCAAGCATTGCTTATAAAAATACCGCAAAGGCATTCACCTTGATCAATGCGGGTGGTGGCATTGAACGCTCATATTATTTTTTCAAAAACACCCCTCAAAAAGCCCAAATCCCTGATGCATTTATAAAAGAATGCAAGGCAGATATGTGCATCACCAATCCATTGCATGTAGTTCTTGACATCAATGACACTCTGTATGTTAGAGGTGATTTTGAAGGTTATAAAAATGCACTTACTGGCCTTCCAAGAAGGCAGATGCAGATAATCGTCCCTCCTAAAGAAAGTCAAGACGAGTAATGTAAATACAGGAGTAATAGAGGTTTCTCACTTTAAAATAGGAAAAGCTGAAGCACGCCGAAATTAATTAAGTCTGGCTATTTAGTTTTTTTATCTAACAGCTATAGACTTGTATGCAGCTAACCCGTCAGGAGCTTTTTCTAACAATGGGGTGTGTTTAAATGGCTCAACTAGAGCATTAAGCGCCACTTTTTCTGCCGCACGCGGATCAACACTAACCTTGCGTGGTGTATATCCACCTCGCAAGGCATTGGCCGTCTGCTCGTCCTGTCGCAGCTGGATCCAGCGGCTGTAAATCTGGTCCAGTAGAGCGGGATCCACGTTCTCAGCAATCGGCTTTCCTTTCGCACCAGCCTCCTGCACAAACTCGCGGCGAAGGGCATCATTGCCAACCCATTGCGTTAATCCAGAGGGGGACGGCTCAGCCCCAACACTGACCGCCGGGGCCTCTAGGCCGAACACATCACGCAACCCCAACGCCTGTTTCTGAGCAGCATCTCGTTCTGCTGCGATTGCACTCTCTTTTTCCTCCTGACTCAGCATGCTGTCACGGCGGATCTGGCCAATCGCCTTCTCGGTGTCTGCCTGCAGTTTTACAACGGCCTGACGATAACCCTTCACATCCGCTCCGGGTGTCAGTCCCAGGCTGGTCCGGATGTTGTTGGCATTGGCCATCATTTCACGGGAAAGTGCCGCACGCTTGTAGCCAGTACCGATGAAATCAGCAATGGGGATAACCTTGGGCTCATCATCTCCCTTAGCTGTGCGGTTGTTAGTCACCGGACGCAAGGCGGTTGAGCCATCGTCATAGGTGACCTTCACCCCCAGCACCACCCCGGCCCCGTCCTGGGTCACCATAATGCTGGCCAGCTCCTTGTTCTTGATGCTTTTGCCGGTGGCGGGATCCACATCGCCGATGCCAGTCTTGACCTCCTCTTGGTACAACGTCCCCGCAGCGTTGAGAAAATCAGCGTTATTGATGCGGTTTACACCCTCCTCACTGTTCCAGTCCAACGTTCCTGCTTCGGCATCACGCATCAACCCCGTCGTGTAGTTCACAAAGGCCCTACCAGCGCTGGCGTATTCACTGTTCATATAGCGCTCGGGATTGTACTGGCCTGCTCGTGGGTCACTCACTACCTGCCGAAATAGGTCACCCGGATCTTTTCCCTCTGCGATGCTTTGCCACCCCTGCTGGATCAGCGGCAAGTGCTCCTGCTGGTAAGCCTGTTTCTCCCTCTGCTCTTTGAGCCACTGATGTTCCTCTTCGGCTCGGGAATCAGCGCGTGCGGCCCGGGCATTGGCAGCTTTGGTGCTAGCAATGGAAGCACGTACTTGCTCCTCATACAGACCATCGCGCCGCGCCTGACGCTCATCATGTTTGCTGTCTCGTTCGCGGGCATACGCGGTTTCATCGCGATACCGCTCATCGTCCTTTCGCTGACGCTCCAGATTGTTCTGCCACATCGCGTCCCGCAACCCTTGCGCTTTCTCCGCTCGCTCGTCGGCTTTTTGCCCCCGCTGATAGTTATTCATTGCATTAAAGCCGGCGAGAAAGCCATCAGCCAACCCCATTACCGCCATTATTCCCCCTCTTAAAACAAGCTGGCCAACGCACCGATACCGGCACCAATGGCTGTGCCGATCCCAGGCATGACCATGGTTCCCACCGCAGCACCGGTACCAATGTTGGTCATGGTCTGTACCTTGTGTTGCGACTTGAGGCTCTTGTTCATCGCCTCACGCTGCTCGTCCAGACTGGCCGATTCCTGCAGCCCCTGCAGTGCCTGCCGCCGTGTCTGGGCACCGATATCAATCAACCCATAACCCATTACGTACCTCTTCCAGTCTTAATAGCATCACGTAGCCCGGCATCTGCACCGGTCAAGATCCCCATCTGCCGCTCTTTTTCCTGCTCTCGTAGGCCGTTTTCAGTACCTGCCGTCATCAACGCCATACGCAGCCCTTGGCTGTTGTCCTGTGGGTTCGTCGAAGTGGTTACCCCCATGCGGGCATTCCGATTGGCTGTTGCCTGCTGCGCGGTACGCAGCGCATTCACATTGTTCCCCTCAACCCTGCCCAACTGCTCACGTAGCAATTGGCCACTCGTCGCCAGCCTCATCAACTCTTTCTGCTTTGGATAAAACCGGGTCAACCAATCCTGATACTGCTCGCGCGTGATCTTTGCAAAGGTGTCAGATGCCCACCCCATCGGTTGCCCCCTTAATATCCCTTGCCCTGCAGCACGCTGGCGGTCGGGCTGATCTTCTTACTGGCGGTTGTGGCTGTGCTGTTCATCCCATAGGCGGTAGCAGCGCCCCCCAAAGCACCAACCAGCCCCATCACAGCTTGCTTGTTATTGAACTTACTCTGGGCATCCACTGCGGCCTTATTGAGACTGGTACTAGCCAGGCTGTTGTAGCCTGCTAACGCCTCGGCCTTCTGGCCCTGCCCCATGGAGACCACGTCTTTGAGCCCCGCCACATACCTATCTTGCAGGCTTGACTGCGCCCGATTGGCGGTGTCGGTCTGGCTCAACGCCTGGTCTGCCTCAAGCGCTTTCATCGCTTCTTGATACTTGCCACTGCTCGGATCCACGCCGACGGCGGCCATCCCATCTGCCAACCCTTGCCGCGTCTCACCAAAGCTCTGGGCGGTACCCAGTGCGGCCGTACCCGCCAACTTATCGAACTCCTCTTCGCGCTTAAGGTCATCCACCTTGTTCATGAAGAGGTCCTCATACGGCTTGAGCTCATTCTGGTAGAGCTGCCACTGCTGCATGGCAACCTCTGCCAACGCTTTCTGGGCCGCCGTCTCCTCTACTTTGCCCGAGCCCCCCTTCCCCATATTTCACCTCACAGGTCTATCTGAAATACCAACAAGCCGTCAGCGTCATCAGGCTGACGTTTCCACCCCATTTTAGGGGCCACTCGCAGCCATCCTTTGCGGGCAGAGTGAAAGCGCAGCCAACGCGCTCCTATCAAGCACGCCAAGCGCTTCACCTCTGGTAGATGCCGCTCTGGTGCTCCACCTTCACCCCAACCAACCCACACCAACACACCGGCAACGCCCAGCTCGACTACCGGCTTGAGAACAAAGCCGTCCGAACCACGCACAAACAAAAACGCCACCCGGTTTCGGATGGCGTCTCGTAGCTCGGTGGCAAGGTTGGGGTTACCGGAATCACTGGCTATGCGATGAATGCTTTTCCTCATGACAAAGAGGCACCTTGTTTAAACAGCACGACACGCCCACTGTGCGATGGGTCACTGCGCACCCATCCATTCCCCCTGATCCGCTGAGTTCTGATGGTGATTAGCGGTTCACGGTTGGCAGGTATGGTAATGTCACCAATGAAAGCGCCAACTTCATTTAAACGAGTCACCGGCCCTTGTGATGGGTTAGACGTGGCCTCAACGTAGGCGACTGCAGTTAGCGTTTTCACCACAGCACCATCCATTAATACGGTTACCTGCATCGTCGTTGAATTAGCATTCGATATGGAAGAGGAACCACCACCCGATGCTGTCACGGAGCACCCAACTACCCCCGTCAGTCTAGGTATGGTCAGGGTTCGAGCGAAGCTAGCTGGTTGGTTTATTTTGATTTTGCACACATCAATCGGGCCAATTTGTTTTTCATGCGTCACACAGGCGTAGTCTCGAGCGACGTACACATCCCCCACAATGCGATCTGCATAAACCGTCCCCTTGACCACGCAATCCTGCTCAATGGTGCAGTTACGCATCGTCATGTTGTCAATGCGGCCCCCCTGGGCAGTGAGACGGTTGGTGTAGATGCTGCCGTCGCTGTAAATGATGGTGTGCCAGTCCTTTCCCCAACCTGCATAGGGGCCGCCAAGACCGAAACCTGCCGAGCCCCCCGACATGAAGGCATTGCCCATATCAAACGAGCCGCCCGAAATGGCGGGAGCCGAGATGCTGACCCCCGCCTTGATGTAATCAGCAGTAATTTTCTCAGCACGAAGGATCTGGATGGTAGCCTTGCGGATGATGGCTTCGGCGATCACAGCCTGGCCATTGTCGATGGCAAAAAGCGGGGCCATTGGGGTGCGGCTATTGGGGTCAAACACAAAAACTTGAGAGGCCGAAATTGCGACCTGACTAGTGCCATCAGACTTGGCAATAAGGCCAATCCCTGCGGTTATCTCCCCAATACTCGCCTTAGCACTCCACATAGCCTGGGCACCACCTTCCAGATTAGCGATCGCCTGACTCAGCTGCTGAACTGCGGCCTTCAGCGACCCCGCCTGTGCGGTAACCGTATCGATCCGCTTCCCCAGTGCGCCATCGGCCGAGGCCCTTGCCTTCGTTTCGGTGGTTATCTGACCTGCAAGCTGGGTATCGGCAGCCTTGAACCCCGCGGTGACCTGTGCGATTTTCTGGGTAAGTGTCTCTTCGGCATGGATGCGCGCCAGAACCTCCTCATTCAGACTGGCTCCCAGTTGATTGAGGTTTTTAGAAAGCTGGGGCACCTGCTGAATGGGCGCTAACAGTGACTGAACCAGATGACTCGCCTCTATTTTCCCTTGCAGCTCATCCAGAATGTCCTGCACATCTCGACTCGTCGTAGCGTGAAGCCCTGCAGTTCCCTGGTAGGGGCCCTCCATGGCATTCTTGTTGACGAACCTCACCCAGTAATAAGCACTGAACTCTTTGCCAACCGCATCGGCATAAACGTTGGCCAATGTGGTTCCCACTCTGACTGCGTGCCCCAAGTTGTCATCCTCTGCACGCCACACCTCGGCAAAAGAGTGCCCCCTGTATGTCGGCGCATCCCAACTCAGCACGATGGTGTGAAACGCGCCGCTAACCGAGACGTTGAGCGGGGCATGGGGCGGTTGAACACCTGACCATTCCGGGTCAACGTGGTTTGATGGAGGAAGCTCTGGCACGACAGTCCCGCCAGGGGTACGCCTCAAGTTCAGCATCCCTAGGTTGACAGCGTCCCGCAGAGTCAATGCCTTGTCCAACCGGTCCCCCTTCTGGCCGGTCAGGATCTGCATATTTTCGGTCAATCCCTGAGGAGTATTGCTAGCACGGAATGTTGGTCGGCTCATGACAATGAGACCTCCGCCATGCTGGCACCAAGTGTAATGCGCTCCACCTGCGCGGTACCACTCACCTCCACCTGCCAACGGCGACCACGCAGAGGCGGTAAGCGGAACCCTGTCGGTGGTACCTGGCCCACTTTCCGCTCGAACACTGGTGCCCCATCGACAATCAGTACAAAGCCAACTTGCTCTACAGCCTCACTCATCACGCGCGCACAGCTGAGGCGAACACCCGGGGGCAGAACAAACACCTTGGATCGCCAACACATGGCAAGCGGCGTCCCCCCGCCGCGCCACTGGTGTACCTGATTTCCCTTGGCCACCATCAGCGCATCCAGTTGCATGTCTGCTACAGCGGCATCCCAGCGACCAGAGAGCCAACGCAAGTCACCTGACTTGGGATCGAATACAAAGCCATGATTATCAGTGAGGGCCACATAGCGCCCCTCGTGGTACCAAGCCCGTATTGTCTCCGGCCTCATGATTTGCCACTGCTCTCTGGTAATAATGCCCTCGGTCACCAGATGACCGCCGTCAGCCCCCACGCCGACCAACCCGTCGGGTGAGGCATAGAGCACTAAACCATCCAGCGCGACCATGGAGCGTCTGCTGACACACGCTTGCTGGACAGACGATAGTTTTTGTCCGGTGATGGAGGATGGAGAGGCTCCCTGAAACAGATAGGGATAACCTTCGGTACCAACAACCAAAGCTGCATCAATCGCCGCTATCGCAACAATATTGTGCTCAGTGGTGAGCTTGTATTTCTCCGGCCAGGCATACGGCAGGAATGGCTCGGAGAACAGGACAGCATTACCAGCAAAGCCAGCACAGATCCCGTTGGCCATCTGACAGATCCCACGCATCTTGTCTGGCGGCATGGTGTAGTCATAGGTCTCTAATACCGGTCCCAGCTCGCCGTCCTTTTTGGCATCAATGTAGCTGGTCGTCGCAATTGGCAAGTCAGCTACCAACAGATAGTCTGCCGCCCCGCCACCCGACACCGAGCGATAGAGACGCCGCCGGGTAATATTGCTGCTATTGGTTGGTACCGTAGACAAGCCGACCACCACCGTAGAGCCCGGGATAGTCAGCGTGATCTTGCTACTGGCCGGCCCAGGAGGGCCCTCCTCTCCCAACCCGGTCACATAGGTCTCTACGTAGAAGCGGGTTTCATCATCTGTGGGATCATCATCTTTCCCCCCTGTAGGAGGAGTGATCCTTTGCATGTTGGGGGGCGTAACGGGTGCGGGTACCCCAAGTCGATACCAAGCGGTTGGCTTCTGGCTGCCACCCGTCGCAATCGCGTCGAAAGTCAGCTTGGGGTATTCACCATCGGTATAGTAAACCCGGTTGTATTGATCTTGGGCGATGGGGGAGCGCATCACTTCTACCGGCTTGTTCCAGGCAAACCACTGCTTACCGTGGTAATGGAACAAGGTTTTGGGGGTGATTGGTAGCGTGATGCCCGCCGGTTTGTCTGCTAACAGAGGGGCGACAACCCCCCTATCAAAATGACAGTCTCGCGCCAGTGTGGCGGCTTCATCCGGTAATAGATGATCTGCCATGCGCGGTACCATTCCCCGCATGGTCACGATATCGATAAGAGGCATAAGAATATTCGTGGTTCAATACATTCTGCTCAGCCTATTTTCCTAATGGCGATCAAGCTGAAACCTGAAGAATTTGCTGGGTTAGAGAGCATGAAACTCATTATTCGTGGCTGGAGCCCACCTTGACCAGCAGGAGCGGTTCCAAACTGGTTGGTTGCAGAACCATCGAAGTAGAGCATGCTGGTGTACTGCGCTTTGGTAGCATTGCTCCTGTAAACAAGGACATATAAACCTGCCGGCATGAATCCTCTGACATCCAAGTTTGTCCCAGACCCAATATCACCGGTCCAAACATCTGCCATCGCTGCAGCCAACGCAGGCTTGTTGGTCACCTCTCCCCAGGTCGGCCATCTAGAGGCTGTTGCTGGCACCTTATCCAATTCATTCCAAGCGTGGCGGTGGGCTGCCGCGGCCAAAGCCGGCTTATTTGTCACTTCATTCCAACTAGGCCAACGGCTCGCTTGAACTGGCACACCTGTAATCTGGGTCCATGCATGGGAGTGACTCGCGGCCGCCGCCCCCAGCTCTGCGAGGCTCGGTTTGTTGCCGGTGTTGTAATCCAGGGTCCAAGGTGTCCAAGCCCCTGAGCTGTACTGCGCACGGCGCCAGACCCGGCTGGAGTTGTAGACCAAATAAGTCTGCTGAACCCCCGCGGCATTCGTGACGATGAGCGTTCCTGCTCTGTTCTCTGGGTAGTGACGGTCGGCCGACGTGTTGGCATTGGCATGTTGAGCATACACGCCTGCATTCTTGAGGGTATTGAGGTCTTCCTTACCAAGATTGCTCGGATTGAAGATGGCGCCAGAATGAGAGTGATTAGCCATAGCCAGTGCAGGTTTACTGGTCACTTCATCCCATGTGGGCCAGCGGTGGGCCGTGGCGGGAATGCCGTCCAGCTCCGTCCAAGAATGCCGGTGAGCGGCTGCTGCAAGAGCCGGTTTGTTTGTTACCTCAGCCCAGCTGGGCCATCGTGAGGCCGTGACTGGGATCTGATCGATCTGGCTCCAAGGGTGTCGGTGCTTTGCCACTGCCAATTCCGGTTTGCCTGTCACCTCAGTCCAAGCCGGCCATCGCTTTGCAAACACGGGGATCCCTGTCAGCTGTGACCAGGGATGATGATGGTCAGCCGCCGCCGCGCCAATCTCCGCCAGTGTTGGCCAGCGTGAAGCATAAATTGGTACATTGGAGAGCTGCGACCAGGGGTGGCGGTGCTCTGAAGGTGGCATGCTCACCGGCTTATTGGTGATATCGGCCCATCTAGGCACCCAGCTGGCTGGCCTCGCCCCCACATCGGCCGCACTCAGCACCACCGCCCCCGTCATCCCATTGACTGAAATCACCGCATCAGAGCCATCGATTTTGAACCATCCCTTCGTCGCAGGATCCCAGTGCAAATAGTCTCCAGCCAAATAGCTCACCCCTGCGATCACCCCATCATGTGAAATCCGATAAAAAGGGATCCCCTGATGAGCAGCAGGCGTCGGTGGTGTGCCCGCAGCCGCGTTCCAAGCACCGAGCCATACCAGCTGAGAGGTGATTGCCTTCGCCCATTTCTGAGCCTGCATTGCCCAGTGCAGAGCTGAAAACTCCCCGGGGCGCCCATTGATATCAATACCCTCAGGGTTCTGGGCCCAGGCTTCGGCCATGCTTTCAGACAAGCTCGCACGCCGGGCGCTGGCACTTGCGGCCGCTTGGTCCTGGGCAGCCTGGCTCGCCTTACCGCTGGCCGTGTCTGCTGCCGCTTGGGCCTGAGCCGTCTTCACTACCACTGTCTTTTGCATACCCTGCACAGCAGTCTTCGCCTGCGACACGGCTCCTGCATTGGTGATGACTTCTTTGGCCTGCTCCGCCACGGTAGCGGCGTGGGTCGCTACCTGACCGGCGTACTCCCGTACTAAGTTGCTATCGGCAGATACCTGCTGAGCCTGGGTGTCGACCCTCCCCGCTTTTTCGAGGGTTACCACCTTCGCGCTTTCCGTCGCCAGGGCAGCCTTCTCAGCATTGCTGGCATGGCTCCCCGCATTGGTCGCTGCGCTCTGCGCTGCAGTGGTCTTGGTCACCACCACATCACGCATCTCTGTCACGGCCTTTTCAATAGCGGCAACAGCGAGGGACTGCTGGGCGATGGTTGCGGCCGATTTCGCGACGCCGGCAGACTGCACCTCCACTCGGGCTGCCTGATCAGCGACACGCCTAGTGTTCTGATCCACATCAGCAGCCTTTTCAGTCACCCCCTTCTCAGCATTGCCCGCAACCAATGCAGATGCTGCTGCAGCGTTGGCATGTTTTGCCGCACTGTTGCTCGCCTGCTCAGTGGCAATCACATCACTGCCGGTTTGCTGCTTATCTTGCTCAGTCGCTCTCGCCGCGGATTCCGACCTGTTCATCGCCTCAACCGCCCTCTCGAGCAACGGAGGAGTCAGATTGATGCCACTATCGACCAGGATACTGTTAAGGGGGCCGCCAGCACTCTGTGCCGTCACCACCCCCGTCCCCAGGTAATCCATGTCACTACACAGATCGTTCTGGGCATAAACATCGTAGGTCCCTGCAGCCAGTTGGAATCGATAGCCCCCCGCCGGGTCACATTTGAAGGTGAGCACCGACCCCATCAGCACCTCACCGGTCGTGTTAAGGGAGCGCAGTTCAATGATGGCCCCGGGCACAGCCTGACCAGCCGGGTCAGTGATCACGCCGTGGATCTGGATCATTCACGCCCCCCTTTGGTGCTGGCCTGATTGTCACGCAGCGCCAGCATGGTGGCATCAGTTTCGGTACTGACGCTCAGTGCCTGCGTGAAGGATTGCAGGTGAAGCTGTCCTCGTGACGCATTGGCCGTCACCTCCGAGTCACGCATGAACGCGCGATACATGATCCAGTCCAGGCAAGGAGTGATATATCGGTCATCGACCTGAACTTGAGCACCTGACTCAACCTGACTCTTCGTTACGGGGGGTGGGAGAATGCTGAGCACGAGGTCGACACTGACCCCCGCCTTCACACCGGGGTAGAGCCAGAAGGCAGTGATATTGGTGGGTTCATGGATATACAGCTCCGCCTCGATGCCACCGGTGCTGCTCGCCCAGCTCGGGATTAATCTCTCCAGATCGGCGCGGGACACATAACGGATCGTCTTGCCGCTTTGCGTGTTGCGCTCAACATCAATCAATTTGATGGTCCCTGCGGGGGCGGTTTGCCGAGTGCCGGCAACACAGACAAAAGGTTGCGTCTTGATGAAAATGTCCGGCCTGGCACTGGCGATAGCGGATATGGCGCTGTTGTAGTAGGAGATCAAATCATCCAGACCCCAGCTGATCCGCTGCGTATCCGTTAACTCGATAGATGCTCTATTCAATAATTCACTGACCAGCATGACTCGCCTCAGATCAGAAGAAGTGTCGTTTTCGGGCTGGGTTGTGGATCCTTGCGCTCTCGGTTTGTTCTATGCGAAACCGGTACGCCGCGCGGATCCCGTCATAGAACTTGCCGCGGTTGAGCAAAGCCAGCTCATGATTTGTCCACGGTTTGGCGTGCAATTGCTGCAAGAGAGAGGCTGCGCCACACGCCAACTCCTGTGCATAGTCCTCAACCAGTGCGGAAGGGATCAGTGTTGCGGTTGGCAGAGGCTCAATGGCCCCGATGATGCAAACGTTGCTCAGCGGCTCAAGGAAGCGAATGGACTCGGCAGACTGTGCATGATAATGCCTCCCTGGCGTCAGAAGGGTGTCGCCCGCGGTGATGCGATGAAGCACGGATCCTGTCACCTGCGGCGTTCTCACATACTGTCTGGCACCTCGATTGATACTGCTGGCCATCGCAAAGCTGACGGTTTGCCCCTCGAGGATGCTGTCGAAATGACGCTCCAGATGTATCAATGCGCTCTCTTTACAGAAAATGATGGCGGCTTCAACGAGGTAGCGACGTATGAGCGCGTCGGCACCTTCCGTGTGCGGCAAATGGAGAACCCGCTGGCGAACCAGCGGGATCAACGCGTCGGGACTGACCAGCCGGCTGTCCAGCACCGGTACCATTACTCGCCATCCTGCTGAGCACGTAAGGCGTCACGGACACGCAACCTGAACTCGTCTACCCGTTCACCCGGACCTTGTTTGATGCGCAGGTTGTGCTTCTCAACCAGCGTGGCCAGTTGTGCAGAGGTCATCTTGGCCAGGTCAAGGCCGAGGTGCGCGACCACCATGCTCTGTTCAGCAGCAAGACGGGCGGCCTCTTCCTCAGCACGGCGAGCCTCTTCGGCTGCCGCCGCCTCAAGCTCGGCTTGGTGGACTAACACCGCATCCAGCTCGTCAGCCTTACGCCACACAGTCGGGAACGCCAGCAGCTGCATGGCAATGTGGGTTTCTACATCCACCGGCTCATGCCGCGGGAATACCAGGCGGGAGCCGGTAACGGTGTCTTTCTTGATCGGCTTGTCACCGATATACACGATTGCGATCTTGTCGCTCACGACATTATCTCCAGTCAGGGAATAGAAAAGCCCGGCACAGGGCCGGGCTCGTTGAGGACAGCAGCCTTAAAGGTTGCCAACCATCTCGTAGTGCAGCTTGAGCTTGACGGTGCCGGTGGCAGCACCACCGCCCACCGTGAGGCTGATCTCCTGCCCCTCCTGGGTCATCAGGTCATCCACCGGGATGTAGCTGTTCACTGCCGCTGCAGTGCCCTGGGCGTTGATGATTGAAGTCTCCCCCACCTTCACCGTGAGCGTGGTGCTGGCACCAAGTGCCGAGCTGATCAGCGTGACCCCCACCACCTTGATGTTCGGCTCCACTGGGTCACCGAACACCACCACATCGCCAGCCGGCACGGCAGCCAGTTTTGCCACGAGGGTCGGAGAGATGGAGAGATTGCCAAAGGCACCGATAAACCAACGGCGGCCCGTCGCGTTCAACATTTTTTTGGCCATGGAATGGTCCTCTTATCAGATGGATATCGGCCCCCAGCGTGAAGGCCTATCCAAATTAACGGGTGATCGGACTAATCGCGGTGTCGAGCGCCATACAGCCGTGGTCTTGTACGTTGCCGTTCTTCTGCTCAAAGCGGATCTTCTGCAAACCGGAGATCCAACCAACAGAGATCTCGGTGCTGTTACCATGGTCAGTCTTCTCTTCATGCATGTTAAAGGCGCCGCCCTCTTCGCCAGAGCCAAAGGCATTGGCAAGCGCCTGGCCACCCAGCAAGACCGCTCGGTCGATCGTGGTCCCCGCCGTTTTGGCCACCTCAACACCCGATGCCGAGTTAGCCGCGCACACCTTCACGGTACTGCCCTGGTTGAAGCGGATCGGCATTCCCTTGTACTGCTTCACCAGGATATTGCGCCACATCGCGCTCTCACCACGAAATACAGGGTGGCTCCAGCCCTTACTGCGCTCCAAAACAGCCGCCAACATGGCCTGCCAATCCTTGCCAGAAGAGCTGGTGTAGAAGTCATGCCATTGACGCGGAGAGACATAAAGTAGGTACAGGGGCTCACCTCCCGAGGGATCTGATGCAAGCCGAATGGGCTGGATCGGATGGGCCATTTCGGCCAAGAAGAGCGCCATGTTGTCCACACATCCCAGGTTGAAGCGGTCAGCCGCGTCGATCGCCTCGAAGGACGTCGCGTCGCCGCCGAAGAAGTGCCGCTCATAGGTGGGCGCAGTGATCGGGTTGATCATGATCTCGGCAAACTCATTGTCATCGGCCAGCGGCAGAATGATGTCGTCAGCCATGTAATCGCCACGTGCCCCGGCCAACTGCACCATGGCTCGCTGGTCAGTCAAGCGGCCATAGTAGCCATCGGCCAACAGCGTACGAGCAACCTGTCGCAAATTGTGTTTGGTGCGCTTCTGGCTCATCTTGCCGCCAGCATCAACGCCATGACGAGACTGGTTGATCTTGAGGCTGAAGTCCGCCTTAGACAGACTCTCCAAGCGACCAGCAATTTTCTTATCACCCATGGTCGGACGACCAGAGAGCTGATGGAAGATCTGCATGTCGACTTCATCACCCGCGTTCTTGGTCAGGTCTGTGACGCGAACCACAGGAGCACCGTGACTGGTCTGCTTGCCGCCATTGATTTTGACCCCTTTAGGGGCCTCTTCGGTCAACATGTTGACCAGAGAATGAGCACGATTGGCCTCTGTGAAGAGGGCAACCTGCAGGATTTTGTTGGCTTGTGCCGAGGTGACTTGGGTCATGATCCTCTCCTACAAAACAAAAACCCCGGCACGGGGCCGGGGCAGAAATGGGGTTTGGCTGGGTTACAAATCGTGCTCTGCGAGCAGGGCTTCGATCTGGGCAGCTGACATGGTGGACATCTCTGCCATCAGCTGCTCTTGGCTCATGCCACCGTACTTTTCGAGTTTGCTCTCGTGTTGCACGGACTGGCCAAGGTCTGACGGGCTTTGCGGAATATGGTCTCGCACCTCAACCTGCTTCTGAGGGGCCGGCTTCTCAGCGGGCGGCACCTGCTGCTCGACCGGGTCACCAAAGGCGGCTTTGGTACGCTTGGCCACTTCCGCAAAGCGCGCCGTCAGGGGTTTATCTTTCCACGCGGGATCTGCCTTGAGGCGTTCATCGACACTGACGGCAAAAGTGGCACGATCCTGGTCTTTCTCCATCCATGATGCGAGTTCAGGTACCGCCTGCAGTGCAGCCTGCACATCGTTCGGGACGGAGGGGGCTTGCGACTGAACAGGTTGCTGGCGCGCCGACTGTGCCAACGTGTTGAGGCGATTGGCAATGCCAGTTAGCACCTTCCCAATCTCGGGATAGTCCTGGGCCAGTTGCTCAATCTCCTCGATGTTAAGCGCATCCGGATCAGCATCGGGGTCGATGCCGTGTTTATCCAACACCTGCTGCAACTTCTCCCGCTCAGCAGCCACTGCTTTGAGTTGGGCGTTTTCGGCGGCCAGAGCCTGCCGTTGTGCCCGCTCGGCTTCCAGTACGTCATACGGGATATGATGCTTGCCATCTTTAGACAGGATGACCTTCTCAGGCTCCTCATCCGAGCCATCGGCCTGACCATCTTCATCGGTGGTGTTGCTCCCCTCCTCCTTGGCCGCAGACGGCGCGGTAGATACGTCCTTTTCCTCGGATTGGGTGGTGGCGTCAACCTGCGGCTGAAGCGTGGTATCACTCCCCTCCTCCAGCGTGTTCAGCGCAGCCTCTAGCTCTTCCAGTGATTCGGTACCAGTCAGGTTGTCGATGTCGATGCTCATGGTTGTCCTCGTGGATTTGTCAGTGGGTGGTATCGCTGCCCAAGCGGGGGAAGGCTCTCTTGGAAAGCCCTCTCCAGCTGGGGCTGGGCACAAAAAAACCAGCTCGAGGCTGGTTATAAAAAAGCCCGCGGTGGGCGGGCAAAGGCATAAGCACGGGAGTTGCTACACTCACGTCAAACAGTACCTAAGAGTGATGGCAGGCTCTACTGTCATTTCTACCAACAAAAAAGCCCAATCTGGACAGACTGGGCGATGATGGGAAAATTCTAACGCTGGTTGCTCAAGAATGCAACAGCCTCAAAGCTCAATAGCATCTATCTGCTCTTGAATGGTTTGCTCAAGCTGAGCCCGCAAAGCGGCTCGCTCGGCGGTCAGTTGCTCTCCTTCCCGTTGCATCAACTCCATCTCCTGCAGGATTTTTCCTGTGTTGGCCTGCTTGAGGGCATCATCGAAGCGAGCGGAGTCGATGAGTCTTTGCACCCGCTGAGCGTCTGCCTGCCACTTGGCAGCCTTACCTTCGAGTTCGGTCACCTTGGCTTGCATCTCACGCATCGCCAGCGCCTGCTGGGCTTGTTGCAACTGCGCCTGTTGCTGGGCGGCCTGTTGCTCTTCCGGTGTCATCTGGTCGGCCGGCTTGGCGATCCCCAGGGCATTGCGCACCCGCTCGGCAAACTCGTGCTTGTTAGGCACGTCCATGAGTTCGACCAACATATCAAAGCAAGCGGCTTGGGCCTGGGGTGGCAGTCGGGTCATGACCTCCATCATGCGTTCAGCAAGCTGCTGCTTGTAGGCCGGGGTCTGCTGGATGGGGGCAAGCGCAACATGGGCGCGTAGACGGGTCACATCGTTGGTCAGTCCCTCCCCCTCGGGCACATTGAGCACCACAGCTTTACGACGCCCCTTGTCCTCTCGATTGATGACGACCTTCAAGTTTCGTTGCTTGGCCAGCGCTTCTAGCAAATAACCTAGCGCCAATTGCCCTACCTGTTGGCGAGCAAATCGGTAGTTGTCGTTGATCTCGGAGAGTGTGGTCGCCCCCTGCTCCACGAGGTTTGCAATCGCTACCCCCGACTGGCCTGTCTCCCCCTGCCCCAGATACGCCGCGTAAACCCCCATGGTGTCCTGGATCAACTTCACACTGTCCTGCATGACCTGGAACTGCTGGGCCGCAACCTGGAAATCTTGCTCAACCTTGAACACGTCAGAGATAGATTGTTTGTTTCGGCGCTCGGGATTGAGCTCAATCAGGCCGTCAGCACGTTCAACCTCCTCCAGAACCTGAACTCGGCTCATGTTGGTGGCATCCTTGTCCATGATGACCCGCTTGGCCTGCAGCAACCAGGTGAGCTTGATGCGGCGCAGGTTCACCTCGTCTTGGGCTGGGATCGCACGGGCGATCAGGCCGTAGGGCTCACGGCTACGATCCTTTCGGAATCCCCAGAAAGGCACAAGGGGGTACATGTTGTGCGGGGCCCTGCAGGGGCGATCGACCAAGGCATGGGGGCCGGCGAACCAAGCCTCACGAATGGTTGCCACTGGTCGATGTTCCACCACTGCGCGACCTAATGCGACGGCGGCCATGTGCAGTTCGTTGCGCTCATCAAACTCGATGGCTCGGCCTGACTCAAGCAGCAATACGCGACTGGTGGTGTAGGTGCGGTAATAGACGACTTGCAGCAGCAAGCGCTTCCGGTCGGCGCTACACCACTCCATCTGGCGGGCATCAAACTGCTGCCACTCGTCGAACGCACTTTGGGTATTGGCATCCATCCCCTCAATCGCGGTCAAGCTCACGACACCGTGCCAGGTCTCGCCAACACTGCAGCGCAGTATCTCGGCCTTACCAGGAAACATGACGCACGCTTCATCAAGGTCTAGCCAGCGGCGACGCATCAACCAGCGGCAGTCTGAAAGGTCCGGCTCTCGGTGATGCCAATCCCAATACACCTCATCCCGATGAATGAAACTAAACCGGAAACGCGGACCAAACGGGTCAGCGTTGCGGCGCACCTCTACCCAACCAATCCCTGTTTTAATCTGGCTGGCGTAGGCTTCACCACAAGCGCGGTCACAACCGCCGAGTCGTGCCATGTCGGCGAACTCCGCATTCACGGCCTCCGCCAGGAGCTCGTACTCCTCCTCAATGTCATCGGCAACCACCATCAAGTCAGTGCGGGTCTTAGCCTCCATCCCCAATACACCGTCGATGGTTGGGGCAATCAGGTTGTGAATCGTGTTCGGTTGACCACGATCCTTGAGAACCTTCTTCACACTCGCCAGCAATTGGTCGTTGTCGTAATAGGCGCAACACAGGTTCGCGAAGGAACGCCAGTCGGGCTGATGCTGAATATCGCTCATCAGGTCTAGCAGGCGTGCAGTATCGAGACGCCCCTTTGTGGGCGCCTTGGTCAGGGTGTCGTTCATCAGTGGGCCATCCAGTGCTTTTGTTGGCGGGGAGTCTTGTCGCGGACGATGCGTGCCGGCATACGAGCCCGCATCTCTTGGGAAATCATGTAGCTCATCAGCTGGTCATCAAAGCAGCCATCTTGGGCGTTCATCCGGCCCTTCTTGTCATAGACATAGCTGGACACCTCGTGGACGGTACCTATCCAACGGATCCCGGACTGTCCGGCACGCAGCAGGGTCTTGAGACCATCCACGACAATGGGCTTGCTCTGGGCAGTGGTCAGCCAACCCAGGCGGTCTGTCTCGTCGTCGCTCTCCCGGTCGATGTACTCCTGGCAGTAGATGCGACGAGTTGGATAGATGTCGCGCAGGCGCAGCAGAAAGGCGTGGCCGTGGTTATTGCGCTCAGGGCCGACGAAGGCAGGGCCATACTCCTCGGTGCCATACCAGCGCCCCACATGAGCAACCAGCTGCGCCAGTAGGCCCGGGTCCAGATGCCCGAACCAATGTGCCACCTGCTCACCGTTGCTGCGCTTCACCACATCAAAGGAGCTTCGGTCGCCATGCTCCAGTCCCTCGGCGATATCCACGCCGATCGCATAGTCCTCCTCTGGGTCGGGGAGCTCCCACACCAGCAGCAGGTTGGCCAGGCTGCGCTGACCCCGTTCATCCAAGGTCTCGGGACCATTTACTCGCTCACGCTTGCCGGTAACGGGATCCATGTCGTAGACCAGTTCAGGAGGCCGGCAGTCGCCCTCGGCGCGCATGGTCATGGTTGGGGCGAATACTCGGCGGCCGGAGGTGAGGAAGGCTTCCAACGGGGTACTCGGGAACTCCTGCTTCATTTCATCGCCCAAGGTTGCCTCTTTGAGCACATACCACTGACGCTGTTCGTCGGTGATGGTGCAGTCCATGGCCAACTCCACCGCGTCGAAGTATTCGGCCTGGTCTTTGCTCATGGTCACGCCACTGGCGGGGACATCTGAACGGTACTTGGGATCTTGCCACCAGGCGAAGAAGTGGAACTTCCAATCTTGCTGGGTCAGCTCACCACAACTCTTGGCCAGCTCGAGCGACTTCATGCTCATTGCATGGAAGTCTCCCCCAACCCCTTCCGCTGTGCTCTCAATAAATGCCACGGCGCCTGGGTGGATTGCTTGCAGGGTACCGGTGCGCACCTCTTTGGCCTTCTCGGGGTACTTGGCGCAAATCTTCCCGTGCTCGGAAACATGCAGGCGCTGGACGGTACCGGAGCGAAAGGACGTGGCCACCTGAATGCTGGAGCCATGGCGGAACAGGATGTAACCGCCATTGGCACCACCGCGGCGAGAGGCTATCGGGAAGCAGGCCTTAAGCCACTTGGGTAAGTTATCGAACGGGATTTCAATCTTGGTGCGGTAGATCTCGCCGGCGGCAGTGAGATCATGGGCGATGATCCCGCACTTCAGGTTCTTGTTGAACAATGCCTCGTCGAGCAAGTAGATATCGATAGCGGTGGAGAACCCGAGCTGGCGCGCCTTGAGAACGATGTTCAGGTACCACATGGTCCGGAACAGCAGCTCCTGCGCTGGGCGAAGCCGGAAGCGCACCAGTTCACCCTGCTCGTTCTCGATCATGTAGAGGTTATTCATCCGCCACCACTTATCGCCGAGTTTCGAGCGGATGTAGGCCATCTGCTCCTGCTCAGTCATGGCGGAGGTATCAGGTTCGGTCATGGGGGATTTCAGGCAATAAAAAACCCGCCGAGGCGGGTTCATAGACACTAGAAGGCTTACTCAAGACCAAATTTCTTTTTTGCATATGATTTAAGTAATTCCAGTCCTACATCCTTAAAAACACTCATAGGTTGGTCACCGATTTGCTTGAGTCGCTCGAATACATCCTTGCTATTTAGTGACTCAGCAAACTCCAACCCTGAATTGGTCAACCTAATCGGGACGTCAGACCAATCTACTGTTCCATCTCGATAATTAAAATAAACACCCAGTTTCTCAGGGTTACCTTTATCGAGTTTCATTGTGCTGATATATCCCTCTTCAACTAATAATAGATAATGAAAAAGGGTGTCGTGATTCTCTATCGAGTATCCCGCTGTAGCAAGGTCCTCCAATGTAATGAACGGGCGTTCACTATTCAAAAACACCTTTAGCATCCCACTCAAATAATCAATATTTAACTTCACTGAAGTGCCCCGATTTGATACTGAACACCTATCTTATGACATAAGCCCGCCAGTCCCCACCCCCTGCAGCTCAGCTACCATCTCAGCCACAGGCGTCATATCAGTACCACCATCCTTTTCGAGAAGGTCAGCCTCGGCGGCAAGCTTGCGGGTCGCGGCCTGAATGCGCTTGGTGTCAGCCTCAATCTTCGGCCCTGTAACCTCATCAATCCGCAGAGTACTAAGCGTGCGCTCGATGGACTCGATACGTTGAATATTACGGTCGAGAGCCTGCTCGGCTTTCAGGATCTTATCATAGAGCGCAATCCGGTCGGTCATCTCGGTGGCGGTGACCAGGTCCTGCTGCAGTCCCTTGAGCAGCTTTGTGACGGAGATGACCCGAGCCCGGGTGAACTCCAGCTCATCGCGAAGTTGTAACTCACGAGCCTGGTCGAACAGCTCCTCTGCATCGAGGAACTTGGCATAGCCACCGTGGGTCTTGGCCAACTGCATACCGGGCAGGATGTTCGATGGCGGGTTGGGGTTGCCCTCATATTCACCACGGACAAACCTCCCTGATTCGTCACGCCCTTTGTTTTTCACATCTTGGCGCTTATCCACTTGGGCTCGTGTGGATGCAGATGACCTTCCCCCTCTCCTAATCTTATTGGCCTTGCTTCCATTTCCCTTAGTCTGCGCACTCTGCCCATTGCGTACTTCTGACTGCGCATTTCTTTGCGCACTGCGCAGTTTGGATTGCGCAGTTTGCTCCTCAGACTGCGCAGTACGAGGCTTGATATAACGCCTAGCGGATTGATAGTTGAGGCCATTTTTCTCGCACCAATCCCTTACGCTAATGCCTGTTTCTCCGTGTGCCTGCGCAAAGTCCGCCTGCAAAGATTTCCAGTCGATACGTTGAGCCATCTCGCTTCCTACAAACAGACACCCCTGAGTTACTGGTGAGATTGTGTGGAAAGTAGAAGCGCATCATAGGCTCGCTCACAAGCTAGCCCTGCGGCTCGAGATCGGTCATAAGCTTCTGCCAACTGGCCCGCTCTTTCATCAGCCCGGCTGAGCAGGTCGGCAAGCACCATGGCGGGTTGTCCGGTTGCCGTGCCTCCTTGGGTAGGACTGGAATTGCCGGAGCAATGACTTGCTCGTGTGGCCAAGCGCCGGGCTTGCTCGCGCAACCGCTCAGACTCAATGACAGCAGCAGCGGCATCAGCTTGTGCTTGGGCAATTTCTTCTTGCGCATGATCTCTCACCTCGTCAATAACAGCTTGTCGGCGCTTCTCTTCCTTCCGAGCTTCCTGCTCTGCTTTGGCCCTGACAGTGGCAAGGCGGGTCGTCTCTTCATCCCATTTCGCCTGCCAGGTCTTCCGCTCTCCCTCCTTCCCATCGGCTTGACCGTACCAGTAGAGTGCCACTCCACCACCAGCTAGAGCAGCGATCACCAATGAGCCGGCCAGGAACGGCAGCATCCAGCTTTTAGGTGTCGTAACCATCACTCCCCCTTGCACTTCGCATTGAGGCGCAATCGGTCTTTCCAAAGCCCGGGGCATACCCGGTTCCCTGGCGCCGAGCAGTCCTGTTTGCCGGCACGCTTGAACAGCAGTATCGCTTCGCAGGCACCCGAGTAGTCGCCAGCATTCAGGCGTTTCACGATGGTGGAACGGCAGAAGGCCCTGGAGCCGATGTTGTGGGAGAGCTCGACATAAGCATCGAACTCATACTGGTGGAGAGGAACCTTGATACAGGCCTTAAGGGCGTCCTCGAATACCCGCACCTCCCGAAGGCTTCGGTTCACCGCGGCGACGGGCGTGATGGTGTCACCCATCTTGACCCCTTCGGTGCTCCCAAAGCCGATTGTGGGAAGCCTGGTACCGTGTACCGGGTCGGGGTAAGCCGTCGGCTCAAACCCCTCCCGATTCAGGAGCCCCACAAAGCCCACGGCACTGAGCGTTAATGCTGCAATAGCGACTCGAGTCTTGCTCATCGATCACCCCCCGGCCGACGCCGAGGCTTGATGATATTTGACCAAATGAACCATCCCATCTGGACGACGATCCACAGTAGTGTCGCCACCAGTACCCAATCATTGAGTGGGTAGCCAGCCAATGTCATTCCAGACACAACAACAGGTGGTGCCGATTTTGCCACTCCTGCAGCCGCTGCTGCGGTGGCGAGATCTTCTTCTTGCCTCATTCCCTCCCCCCAGAAACGACAAAGCCCACACGAGGTGGGCAGAAAGCAAAAAGGCCAGGGTCGGTGAGACTCTGGCCATGATGGAGAAATCCTAACGCAGAATACTCCGGCTATCAATCACGATATATATCAGGCAGCCAACAGTTAATTTATTGTTGCATTATTGGCGGGGTGATAGTTAAACGCTGAAATATACCGTTACAAATATTTTCTCTCCCCTACTACCCATGTGACTCACTTTTGGATAATTTGAATCCCTCACTGATTAATTAAGGGTGGATTGAGAGAGGGGAATTATGTTCGACGCAAAGATTAAAACACTTTCACTGATAACAATGTCATTATTGGCACCCTATTCCTATGCTCAGGAGCGCCCCACTCACCGTATTGTCGGTGGTTCAGCGGTTCAAGCACCAAGCTGGATGGTCGCCATTGGTAATCATGTTGACAATAAGTGGGATAATTACTGTGGTGGTACTCTGATTGATAAGGACTGGGTATTAACCGCCGCACATTGCGTTGAAGGTAGCCGCCTGAGTGGGATGCAAGCAGCTATAGGTGTGACTGACCTTAGCAAGCGTCATCCACGTAGTGTTGTAGATCAGATCATCATGCATGAGACCTATCGCAATAACTTCGTGCAGAACCTTGGCTCCAATGTTGAGGATATAGAATCAGATATAGCGCTTCTTCATCTTCGCACACCAAGCACTAATGGTGTGCTAGCTATATCGGATAGGGACTCTACATCTGACTACCAAAAAGGCAGATCAGAGTTCACTGCCTGGGGATATGGAGGTATTGATCCTGATGCAACCCTCTCTAGCCCTCAATTACTGCGCGTTAACCTAACCTTCCAAGGATTCAAAGATCTCTGGACCTTTACACCCACGCAGACACATATCTTTGCCGGTGGCGTTGTTGGTAAAGATACTTGTCAAGGTGACAGTGGTGGTCCTCTCACCGACCAACATGGCCTTGTTGGCGTTACCAGTTATGGGGGCAATCGCTGTGCCACAGGCCAGGCTGGAGGCTACACATTTGCACCAATGTTCAGGGATTGGATCGCTGAGAAGATGAACTCAGTCAGTATCACCAGCCATCAGTTGGTGTCCTTACCTGCAGGCCAGCATACTTGGGTCAGCTATACGGTACTAAATACATCACCTGACTCGGTAACCTTAGAAGACTTCAATACTGACGCGCCAGCATTACTAAATGAGTGTCCGAACTCACTAGCGCCAGGGGCAAAATGTAACCTCAAGGTGCGCTTCGATGCCAACTTCACACCTGATACGTACAAGCTCTACAAGCTGAGCATCAATGCTTTGAAGCCGAATGGCTCAAGTCAGCGTCTTGATGCAAGCCTTGTCGCAATAACGACTAAGAAGCCCGATACAGGCTCTTCGATCGGGGGAGGCTCATCCTCCGGCTCTGGATCCCACTCCTCATCAGAGTCTTCATCCAGCAGCAGTAGTGGTGGTGGCAGCCTTGGGCTGTTTAGCCTTCTACTTTTGCCTTTGGCATGGCGTCGTAAGCTGTAAGCCGCTCTAAAACAGAAAGGCCAGGGCACTAAGCGCCCTGGCCTTTCTATAGATGGACTCAATATTAAATTAAGAAGCTCTCAAGGGACTTACCAGCTTCAACCGCTTGGGCAAGAACCTTTGGCATTCTACCCTGCCCTGTCCAAGTTTTCTCTTCATTACCATCCATGTATTTGTATTTTGCTGGGCGCTTAGCACGTTTGCTACTTTCCGACTTCACTGCGCTTTTAGATGCGCCGCCAACTAGTTCCGTGGGGTCAATTCCAGCCTGCTGCAGCATAGCTTGGAACTCAGCCAGCTTTGCCTGATACTCAGCTTTCTCCTGGAGCTCTTTCTGGGCAACGCTTTCACGCTCATTGAAGACAGTATCAAACTTCTCTTTGACTTCAACCAACTGCTCATAAGTCAGCTCTCGTAATACAGCACGAAGACTACGCAGGTTCAGGAGTGTTTTAATGAATTCTTCCATTCTGGGTTCCTAGTATTTATGGGGCTATGACATTGATGAAGCTTCGAGTAGGTCTGCAGAACTGAACACTGAGTAATAGGCCCTGTAATAACAGAGCAATGGTTACCTAGTGTGCATTCCCGCATCGAAAGATAACAGTACCTATACCGACTGGAGAATAGAACAAATACTAACTAAAACCAACACTCTCTAGTTGCCAACCTCATGGCGTTGATAATATTTTACACTATTTAATCGATGGATTAAATTAATGACCTCCAAAACTATGGAGGACATATTGATGAGAATCTTACTGCCTATCGTGCTTTCATCCATCGTGTTTGGCTGTGGTGGTGGCGATGAACAGAAACAACAACAGCCTGACAGTTCAAATTCACACACCGGCCCAGGCATCACTGCACCTCAGCAACCCGGGACACCGCCAAGTCAACCACCCAAGACTGATCCAGCCCCTGATGGAAACAACCCTCCATCTGTGGAAGGGCCTGCGCAGCCAAACCTCCCTGAAAAGCTCAACGTTCAATTCAAGCTGTTTGTCACGCCAAAAAACTATGAAGTAGGTGAGCAGCTGAAGGTATTTCCTCAGTTAGACCACCTCGGCCCCCCTGATTTAGATCTGAAATGCTCATGGATTGTTAAAGATGTAAAGGTTAGCGATACATGTTCTTATCAGCTAGCTAAAGCTGACCATCTCCACCCCATCACGGTATCAGCCTATCTGCAGAATGCGAAAGGACAGAAATCTGATGTAGTAAATATGACCTTTCAAAAGGCTTTTCCTCTTACACATCTGAGAAACACCTTTGGTAACTCAATGCTCATGTCAGACGGCTCAATCCATACATGGGGTCTACCTGATGAGAACGACTTTAATGCACTGAGTAATAAATTACCTCCGGCAGATGTCGCAGAGCGTAAAGACTACATATTGCTTACATCCAATCAGGATACATTCGTTGCCCTAAGCAACAGTGGGGAAGTAACCGCATGGGGAGAGCGCCGGCATGGTGGTAACATTCCGCCTTCCATTCTTGCGGAGCAGATCCAGAGTGTTGTCCCATCGGACTATGCCTTTGCTGCCTTATCTAAAGCAGGGAAAGTCTACGTCTGGGGCTCTCTGAATGGAGTAAAATCAGGACAAGAGCTACCAATCTCAGGGAACGTGGTCCAATTATATGGTCTAAGTGGTGGTTTCATCGCATTAACTGATGAGGGCATTGCATATGGTATTGGTGATGGTATACCACTGAAATCCTATCCAACTGGGAATATTAAGAAAGTTATCTCTACAGAGGTCTTCAGCGGGGATGCGGCTCATAAGAACAGCATGGCTGTATTAAATGATGCAGGAGATGTTTATGTATGGGGTAATTATTCTAGCAAGTCGCCAATGATAAGCAATGTTGAAGACATCGTGTCAAATGATAAGGCCTATGCTGTCTTGCTAAAAAATGGTGATGTATCTGTCTGGGGGGATGCTAAACATGGTGGCGAGTTTAAATACAGTTTCCATACGAGAGAGTATATAAATGATGAGCTTAAACGTGAAACGACGTGGACATCAATCACTCCGCCTAAAAATGTTTCCAAGCTAGTTGCAAGCTCAGCAGCCTTTGCTGCCCTAGGAAAGGATGGCAGTGTAACTACTTGGGGAGAAGGCTTCTATGGTGGGAACATTTATTCTGACACTTTGAATAAAAACATTCAGAGCAAAAAAATGTCCAATATATATTCCAGCGAAGGAGGGTTCCTTGGTGTTGATTCAAATAATGATATTAGCATCTGGGGGCATTGGTGGATAACAGATGAAAACCTGATCAGCTATAAGGCATTTGAGAATCCAAACTGGTGGAGTGGTGCTCTAGATGGCGTAGGAAAGGGCGACTATGAAAATATAGTTTCCAATAAAGCTGCATACGCATTCTCGATCACCGACAAAGGCTCTAGTAAACTCTACGCTGAAGGCCGTCGTGAAATCGGCGGACAAATTAAAAATAAAAAGAATATCAAGGGCTCTATAACAAAAATAACACCACACGATTGCGGATTCTCAGCATTCAACTCGTTTGGTGATGTCTATGGATGGTACGGCTGTAGTGGTGATTCACTATACGATGGGAGTTTTAAACACATGCATGAAGCAAAACCCTATAACATAGTACTGCCCTAACAAAATTTAGTGCCAAGGGGCTCCCTCATGGAGCCCCTTTTGGAGTTATCTTTGGATGCTATCAAGCCACCCGCATTTCCCGCACTTGCTGATCCATGATCCTCGCCAGTTCCGACGTTTGATGGATCACCTCATCAACAGCGCGTTCTACTGACTGACACATCTCCCCACCAAATTGACGCGATACCAGCTCAATATCTGGCACAACTCGCCCAGTACCGTGGCATTTCGGACACTCATCACCAAGTCTAGGCCGCTGGCCGGTTCCCCTACAGTATGGGCAGCGCCCAGTTTGTAGCAGTTCATCCACACAACGGTTATACGCAGAATCCAGGATCCCATCTCGCTCACTCTTCAGGCGCCGGTACTCGTGATCATTCCCAGCCCGGTGCGCTCGCTTTGCCTTCTCCATTACCACGCTGGCACGGCGGCGCTCCTTCTCGTAGTAAGGATGGGACATAACTAACCGTTCCAGCTGTGATGGTAGTGGCCGACGAAGCAGGATCGCCAGTGCCATACAACCCGCCTCCTTGCATCTCAACACCGCGCTGAAATGTGCCAGTAGATGCTGTATAGCCTTTGCATCCATCAAATGATCAGCCATCAGATACTGTAAACCTAGTGGGTTATCTTTAGCTGCCATCTGCAATGCACCTATAAACTCCTCTCGCCCCAGGCTACTCCGAAAACCGGAGTCAAGCTCATGAAGCGCCCCCTTTGGTGAGAAGAGTCGTAGAGCAACCTCGACTGCACTGTTCATGATTCCCCCCTCTTGCTATGACCAAACGCTTGGAGTAACCATGCCCGGAGCTGGCCACTCTTGATATGTTCGGGGGCGACTTCCAGTACTACCCAGCCAAGCAGTTGGGCTGAGTTCATTTTGGCTCGGTCCTCAATAAATCCTCTTCCCCGGGTATGACGGCCACCAGAGTAGATCCCCCCATGAACTTCAACGGCGATCATCTCTGCCGGCCAAGCGAAATCCAGCCGCCATTTCCTGTGGGGATGAAAGACAAACTCGGTTGTCGGGTCGGGGAAGCCAATAAACTGTGCCAGTACCCTTTCACGTAGTGTTTTGACCTGCAGAGACCGGCGAGCTTGCTCAATGACCTGTCTGTTCTTCAGATACTTCTTCTTGGGATTCTCACGAAGCAAACGAGAGACTTCGCGTGGCGAAAGGTCTGTCATCTCATGTCCTCCACGTTTACCAATCCGCGGACAACCCAGCTATGTAGTTGGCGAGTCAAAGCCTCGTAATAGGCGGCCTCCTTTTCTCCTGGATCCCAGCTATAGGCTGAACGCCCATCGATAACATCATGGCAAGCTGCACAGGCCTCAACTGCGATCAGATCATCGCCTTTGAGGGACAAGCCATGGGGGCTACTTGGTAGATGAGCCAGCACCGTGGTATCTGTACCACCTAGGCAAATACCTGGGATCTGCAGCTTACAGGGCTGCCCTCTGGCAGCATTGCGTAGTGCTTTAGAGCGGATCGGGCTTGTCTCGTATCTCATCCGGCAAACCCCATCAGCTGAGCTACTGCATTTTCCGCTTCAGCCTCACTGCTGAACTTCCGGTTCAACACGTAGCGCCAACAGACACCAAATACAGCTCGGTAAAGGTCAGCAAATTCAGCCTGATCCATCTTCCCAAATTTGATGCTCTTGGCCTCTTTACGTACACCTCCGTCCGGTAGCATTACCGTTGTGTAGTAACCAGCCTCAACCGTGAGCCACTTGCGCATAACCTCAAATGATTTCTCTGCTTGAGGCCCATGTCGCTCGACCCGACACTTAGCCAACTGATCAATAAACTCATCTTTGGCCTTCCAGAGGATGTGCCCTGCCCCAAACTGGGACAGATAGCGGACAAAACGAGTCAGGATCCCCTGTTCTGCGGGGGATACCATCCCACCCACAGGTTCCCAGTAGTCATAAGTCAGATTGAGCAACGCAAAGAAGCGGCGGTGAAAGAGTGGGTTACGACGCCCAATACCTTTTGCCTGGATAGACGAGCCTATTGGCAATGCGTGGATCACCTCGGCATCAGCAGGTGTTGAGGGCACCAATACTCCACCAGACATTTTCAGCAGAGTCAGTTCCATATATTCCTCTTCCCACTCAGAGCATTCGCTTACGATAGGAGCGAGTAAATCCAAATGGAGCAAGGTATTAAATATTCAATTTCTGATGGGTTACAAATAGCTACGCAGCGCTCCAATTAGAGCGCTGCGTATCATTTTTTAGGTTAGGTTGGAGTTCTCGACAGCTAGGCCGTCGATGATCTATACCTAGCACGAACCATATTACAGCCGGCCAAGTACAATTTCACCCACTAGTTATTAAAAAGTTCTGAAGTCTGCGTGTGATTCTACATGTTTAAATTGTTGCTTTATATGAACACTAAAATTATATCTATATGAATCCTTATAGAGACAGCCATGGCACTAGGCTACCGCATATCTCCTATGAGCTAATCAATATCTCATACCTACCCCCACATCTTCATCCGTTTAGATTCCATAGCCTCCTCCTCTTCATCAGGAAGCTCTGAGAAGAAATCGAGTCCAGTTCTCTCCTCCACCTCATCAACAGTCACGATGTAATCAGCAAGCTTGCTCGCCTGGATATTCTCTTGGGGAATAATGAAAGCGATGGCCTCCTTGTTTTCGATGTCCATTACAATCTTGTAGTACCCATTGGGAACGGTGACCCCATTACCTATTGACTCGTCAGAGCCGGTAAAGACAGGCCCCGTAATAACGTACACGTCCTTATAGGTGATTGCCCATTGGCGAGCCTTCTCCTCCAAAATCCTCCAGGCTCCACGATTCAACTCTGGCAGCTGAGGAGTCATGTTGGTAAGTAAGAAGCTTTCCTTCATTGTGGTCGTAGTAGAGCGCATATCTGCCGCTGGAGCTTGATGCCCTCGATCGTACCCAGACCGATGGTAATCCGCTAACGTAGCTCGAAACTGTACGGGGACCTCCTTGTCTTCAGCAAATTTGTTCGTACGCTTGACAGTTCCTTGGGCAGTAGTTTCTGTCATGCGATAGGAAACCCAGTCTGATACTTTGGTATCGTAGTTATAGCCTGCGGCATAACCCTCTCGGCATAAGAGCTGACTTGATTGGCTGGGGATCCCAAGTTTGACATGGTCTCCACATTGGAACCCTGCAGACCAACTTGGAAATGTGGTGAGCGCAAATCCGATAATCAGAACTAATTTATTAATGTTTTTCATTATAAATGTCCTCTCTGTCTTAACCAGAGAGATTAAATACCCAAAAAACAAACTGGCTCAACCGTATAAAACGTGAGTATTTCAAAAATGTGAGTGATATAGCAATTTAACTCAAGTGGATACCATTACATGACAATGGCCACCGGTTATAATTAAGAATAGATTGATCTCCCCCTATAAAAAATATAAACAAAAGCATCAGTAATTAATGCTACTCATCTAGTCGATACTATGATGTTTTCATTGAAATGTTCCAGAACGTACATACATGAAGGGCGCCCATATCAGTAGGGCGCCCCTCTGTAAGATAGTTGTCACTTCCAATTAGGATCTTTAGAGATCTCATGCATCAGCAGTGATTTTATTTCCGCATTTGGTTTCCCCAACCAGGTGTATTTAGCATGCTTCGATGGGTGTAGCATCGCATCAGAGGTATCTGGGATATCAACGTAAACTGCCCAAATGTGGGAGGTTTTATACCCAAATGCAACTTTCATAAACTGGCCCCAACACTCGTGAGGCTTACAGATTGAACCAACGCGATATGAACTCCCTTTCCAATCAAGCCGCTCTAATGGGGTGCTCGTTCCTTTCCCTTTTTGAACCCATGATGGCAAGTTATCCTGCCCCTTAACGGCCTTCTTCCAAGTATCTTTATACCCAGAATACTGAAGTACATCCGCGGTATATTTAGTGCTATCAGCAGCGAAGCAAGCTCCCGCACTACCTAACAAAACACACCATAAAATTGCACTAGCTGCTTTCCTCATGCTTACCTCCCTTTGACGCAACTGGCCATTTATCACAGCGAGATACCACAGGGAAATACGATAATGATCACATATACTTATGGCAAGATATGATGGATAAAAACCATACGCTTGTCTTTTGTAAAAAAACCATAACACCTGGTCTTATTGATAAACGGTTAATTACCTCCACCTTCCCACACCCTGAATAAATTTATCCATCCTAGCAGATGGAAATTATTTAATTTTCAATGCATTATCGCACCCCAAAACCAATAAAGCCCTCTATAAAATATCGATGGTATTTACAAGCCTATAAATAAAGCCATTTATAGTGCTCTGTGTTGACATCTAAAAAGCCATATTTTATGGTTTACCTGTTCCTTCAAAAAAGGAGCACTTAGTTTGAGATAGCTCTATCATTTCAAACATGAAACTACGCTAACGCTCTGTTTTGTCATTATATTGTTCCACACGCACCTTCCCTACTGGCCCTCTGTTGAGGGCCTTTTTTATTATATTTTTTCTGTTTTGTTTTTATCGATAAAAATATGTTAAGAAAAAATGATTATTTTAACCAAATATAAAACTGCGTTATTTACAGAAAGGTAATTATACAGAACGACCAAATTAATCATTGACAGGCAAATTGTTGGGACGTAAGTTTTATATGTTCCTTGATGAACTGAGGAACAACTAGGAAAGCTCGTTTCATTTTCATATCCCCCGTAAAGAGATGTAGTCGTACTCTTTTGTATTAGTTTGGCCCTCGTTTGAGGGCCTCTTTTGTTACGACGCATACTTCATGAAATTTCTCGTTCCCCCCAACACTAGAATCTACATAGTCGCCCTTGTCAGGCAGCTCTTCGCGCTTGAGCAAGCCGATACAGCCATACTATTTGGTTTATAGTTACTAGGCATATTTGTGATCATTATCAAATAATATTAGTTATGTGATCTCAGCCATATTCAGCGTCAGCTTCCCTCGCCCACCATTCGTAAAAATGTATCATCACCCAGCTGATGGCACTTTAAGCCGGCAGTAGTGTTTTGAGTGCTTCACGGTGCATCTTTTAGTAGCGAGGTCCCTATCATGACTACATTCACACACACTTCAGGCCAGTATCTTCAGATTGACGATGCCCAGCTCTATTACGAGGTGGTGGGTAACCCAGCCGGCAAGCCGCTAGTTCTACTCCACGGGGGCCTAGGCAACTTGACCGACTTCAACTCTATCATCGGGGGGTTGCCTGAGCAGTTTCACATCATAGGGATCGATTTTCGGGGACACGGCAGGTCTACACTAGGTTCATCTCCCCTGACCTACCAACTGCATCAGTCCGATGTAGAGCGTATTCTTGAACACCTGGGCATTGAGAGCTGCGCCCTTATTGGCTGCAGTGATGGAGGCATCGTGGGATACCGCATGGCTTCCCTAGTACCGACCAAAATTGAGACGCTCGTTACTATTGGAACACAATGGAAGCTTGATGCCAGTGGCCCCGTATACGATATGTTGAGCGGGCTTACTGCAGAAGCGTGGATAGAAATGTTTCCTGGCTCCGTTCAGTACTATAAATCTATCAGTCCTGAACCAAATTTTGATGCTCTAGTCGAAGCGGTTGTCGCTCTATGGACTGACCAGACACCAACGGGTTACCCAGGAACTAACATCTCGAAGATCACTGCCCCAACCTTGATTGTTAGAGGCGATGAAGATCACCTCTTATCTTTTAGTGAAGCCTCAGAGATATGCGAACTGATAGAGGGTGCCAACATGCTCAACATTCTCTGTACGGGACATGAGGCCTATAAGGATGCTCCAGACCAGTTCCTTACCGCCGTCAACCGCTTCCTTCTCAACCCCAACAAGAAGCTAATCGAGATGTAACATCTCGGGTTAGGTAGCTCGTTCCCAGCTATGGGCTACCTAACACCATGCAATGACTATTATCTCCCTCTAAACAATCAGCTTCGATTGAGATATCATCCTCTCCAACTCTTACTATGGATGGTTATGCTATGGCTGATAAGATAATGGGGTATTTACAGTCAGAAAATTATGCTCTCGTCTTCATTTTTATTGCGATCTCTGCTTTTATAAATTCTTTTAAGCTGATCGACTTTTATTACTCACATAAAAAAAGACGTGTGACTGATCTGGAAGTCGCTATCAAAAGCAAATATATAAGCCCTTCTTTTAGAAGTAATCTAAAGGACGAGATTGAATCAGAATATTTCAAAGTCGCACATGGTGTAAAAGCCAGCAAAGAGATGATTGATACGATGCTGTTTTTATACAAACAGGTTGATAAAAGGGTATCTTTCAAACATTTTGTGCGGACCATAAAGATGCATCCTGACACAATAGAGACTAGCAATTTACCATATCATATAAAGCTAAGCTTTATGGATAAGCTGTTTGCAATATACAATGTCATTTCTGGATTCATATTGCTTATTACGGGCGTCTTCACATTTATCATTCAAATATCATGGATTGGTGAATCCATAAATTTACATTCGATATTTCTGTCAGCCTTTATGTCAGTCATTGGCTTTTTTATGCTATTACAAGGTATTCCCATATATTCTGTTTTTCTAATCAACCGGGAGTTAAGGAACGCTATCACCCCAGCCAATAGCCACCAAGCTTAGTACCATAGTCTAAGCTTGGTCTTTAGGAAGTACGAATCTAGCTTGTACAAGCTTGAGTAGTTTAAACGTGCTGATGCAGGGCACATCAAACGCTTGGCAGATATTTGGTACCTTCACTTTTCTTGAAAGTGCATCGACATGGCTTTCATTGCTTACCACTGTAGCTCCCAAGGTCATGGCTTTTGCAATGAGCCAGGGATCAGCTTTTGCCAGAAATAGGTCCCTGTTGGCAGGATTAAAGTTCCCTTCCATCACCTTCTTAGCAATCAGAACAAAGTTACTCTGTGTCACTTGGTCCGCATTGTCGAGGAAATGATGTGCTCTCTGTGCCGTCCATGAGGCCAACTCGTCATTTCCATCTCGTAACTCACGCCCAACCTGATCAATACTGGCGATGAGTCCGTTTTGACATTGAAGGTCTAGCCAATCCCAATATGCAGGGCAAAAGTCCATATTGTAATACAGGTTTTTTGCTTGAATATAAGTGTTTGCATCCAGCAGATATTTCAAATTTACAGCCCCTCAGCAAAATGGGCTATCTTTCCTGGCTTAATACCATCCAGTAAATGGCTGGCATCTCTCAACAACAGCTGACCACTGAGAGCTTCGCTTACTACAGCCTTAGAGAAAAGATTGCTGATTTGCGATTTCTTGACCTTGTAGTAGTCCGGCCTACTGCCTTTCTTAACTGGCCGATCTTGATGATCTTTCTGTAATTTTTTGATGTATACCAAATAATCCTGATACTCGATAAAACCAAGTGTCAGGGCTCTACGTGCCAGTGCCCAGGTACTTACATGGAAGTGAGCCTCCAGTGCAGGAAGATTGTCACGCCAATCATCATATTCATGAGACCACATGGCCTTAAACTCATTGGCCGGCACCAAGAACTCTGCTGCAACTGCATTACACAACACTTCTTCTTTTCGATGAGAGTTAGCCCCACCATCAGAGATACCGGATTGCCCAATCCAGATATGACACAGTTCATGGATCAGAGTGAATAACCGAGCCCCGGGGGCATCCGCATGGTTGACGAAGATGATGGGAGCGTAGTCATCCACCATGGCAAAGCCTCTGAACTCCTCTACCAGCAATGGCCGAGTATGATGCCAGAAGCTACTTTGCCGCATCACCAAGATACCACAGGACTCGATACGGCTAACTAGGTCCCGGTAGTAGTCTTCCCAGCTGCCTCTCAAGGGGTGCTCAGGTACGCCTAGCTTCACTCGCATATCTCTGACGATGTCTTCTGCTCGAGATTCGGCGGAGAAACTGCCCACAATAGAATTAGGCTCAATCAACTGTTGCTTAACGTGGTCTCGATACCACTCTTGGCGTAGCAACATCAACTTGATGAGATCGAGTAGTTCTGCACTTGGACGGCGAACTTCCTTACTATCAACAGTCCGCAGGTCAGGAATGGGCAACGCCAGCTCATCTTGAGGAGGAGTATCCAGGAACAGGTAACCGAACGGCACATGGGCCTTCTCGGCATACACCATTGCCTGATTGAACGTCATAGAGTGCTGACCTGTCTCCCACTCATGCAAACGCTCTTCTGTGACACCACACTTTTTGGCAAACACAGCAACAGGAATGCCGGAGCGCTCACGCGCCCAAACTAACATTTCTGTATTGATGCTTGCCATTGTCATAGCCACGAATACCTTGTTTGATTAGCTCTCATTGTAGGGATCTCCCCTGAAAGCGTATAGACTAAAAGGGGTCAAACGGGTGCGACTAAGTTCACATTTTCATCGCGTCAGTTGCCCTACCACACGGGCGCGTGATGATACACGAATGGCCCAGCTCTTTCACTTCGCCCATGACCTACCCACACTAGACACACAAACCCAGCCCCCTCTTCGCAAACACTGATCCACTTCAAACAATCGCCTTTATCTTGGCGAATTGCTGACAAAGGGCTCAACTTTTTCAGCCCACATGGGTATCATTTCCAAGTGATTCCCATGTTTCAGATAAGACCGACTTATGGCAATCCACCTCATCATCAGATCACAGGTCAAAAGCAGAAATCTGGGGACTGGAACCTAGGGGCGGTAGCTATTTTTTCAGTAGTATCCAATATCCTTTCATGGCACGACACAGACATATTTATCCACTGTTGATAAGGAGCAATCTTATGGATGAATGGTCAGTGTATTTTGAAAACTCCCCTGAGGAAAAACCGACAAACTGGGCCAACGGGCAGCTCAATCTTCAGCTAGCAGAACAGATTCGTGATCACGAGGAAAGATTGAGAGGAGCTACCAACAGAACTCGTACAGAAATCAATATAGTAGCCATAACGCATGGTTTAAAATTAAAGTGACATCGCTTCTCCAAACTTAGGACTGTCCACAATGCGCCCTTCATGCATGAGTTGAGCGCTTACAAGATCAGCCACACATTCAACCCTTATGAACACTAGGGCTGTGGCATCCAAGATAGTTGTGAAACTAAGCCTTGGTACTCAAGAACACTTTCGACGTTATAGTTATTTAATTTACACAATTCAGCACGAGTGCATTTAAATGCATAGCACTTGAGCATAATATTTCAGGTGACAGACAGAAATTAATCTAAAAAGTATACGATAAAAACACCTGATGCCTGAACAAATATGAATACATACTAATGAAACATTTCTTATATATTTAATTGTAATGGAGTTATAATGTTTGAGGTAAAGACATATGGCAAATCTCTTACCAGCAAAAAATTCCCTATTTTTAGCTTAACTACGGATAACTGGGACGACTATGGAGTAAAGTGTACCTTCCATTTGAGATATCATGAAAGTATAGATAGCGCTGTAAAAATTGGAGAGGTAAAAATACTTCAATTGAATGAATCAACAACCAATATCAAGCAGTTTTTTACAGAGTTAGACGATAGCTATATATCATTAGGCCAAAGCCTTGATTTTTATAGAAATTTATTGAAGCACGTAGGTGAAGATCAAGCGATTTCAGTACTCGAATCTCTAAATGATATTTCATGGCAATCAAACAAAGCTGACGAATTTGAAAGCAAACCCGCATTCAGAAATGCTCTTTTCCGTGAAAACAGTGCAAACAAAGCATTCCGATTTGGGCGAGCTGTAATCTTAGATGAAAAAATAAATAATAGTTTGTCATTTGAATATACTGTAAAAATTGAATCTTCAGGCTGTTCCTATGATATAGCGATCGACTTTGACGATGACGTTCTACCCAATAGAATTGTCGGTATCATTGGCCGAAATGCTGTTGGTAAAACACATCTAATGGGGGCTCTTGCTAAAGATCTAGTTCAAATTAGTCGCGTATCAAAAAAGACAGTTGCAGATAAAAACAATAGATTTAAAGGAAGCAGACCACTATTTGACAGGGTTATTACAATTTCATATAGCGCATTTGATAGATTCGTACGTCCAAAGAACCCACAAGCTAGCTATGTATATTGTGGCATACGTGACGAAAAAGGTGGCTTATCAAAAGCATCGTTAATCAATAATTATAAGGATAATTTAAGAAAAATAAGAGAGCAGCATCGAGAAAGTGATTGGGTTGAATATATGATAACTATACTTGACGTACAAGGTGATGACTTTAAAGAAAAGTTATATCAGGAAATTGAGAATGTCGACTCTACTGATGATGATAGATTATCATTTTTGAGTTCAGGACAGTCTATATTGTCACATTTTGTTACTGCGCTTGTAGCTCGCATTAGAGAAAATACTCTTGTTTTATTTGATGAACCAGAAACTCACCTACACCCCAATGCAGTAGCAAATCTATTCAACGTATTGAATTCCATATTAATGGAATACGAATCACATGCGATTATTGCAACACATTCACCAATTGTCATTCAAGAAATACCTAGTAAACGAGTAGTGTTACTAACAAGGGAAGGTGATAGCACAATCGCAACTAGAATGCAGTTTGAAACCTTCGGAGAAAGCATATCAGAATTAACTAGACATGTTTTTGATACAGCATCAATCCATAATTACTATAAGGTTGCACTCAAAAAATTATCTAAAAAAATGCCTGCTGAAATTATAGATGAACTTTTTGAAAACAACTTAAGCTTCAATGCAAAAGCATTCTTACTTGCACAATACGATGGTAAAAATAAATGAAAAAAATGAATACACCATCAAATGCCATACCATATATAGAAAGACACAAAGATGTTGTTGACTCTAAAACTAACACTGTAAACAGACAACCTAATCTAATCAAATCCAACTTGCTTCTTCTTGAGCAAGACATCGAGAATAGGTATGTTGCATTCGAACAACATGTCAATAGAGGCAATCTTTTTAGCTTCCCTGAAGATACAAGGTTTACTGCCCACAGCGATGACTTATTAAGCTGTTATAAAGGGCTAACTAAAAAAGTGAAAGACATTTTTAAATTAATTGAAAATGCACAACCAGATAATTTTCTTAAACGCTGCCCATATTGTGGAATAACATTACCAAAAACTCACGATCATTATTTACCTGAAAGTAAGTTTCCAGAGCTGGCTGTTCATGCTCTAAATCTAATCCCTTGCTGCTTTACATGCAACCAAACTAAAAATGACATATGGAAAAATCAGACCCATAGGGTATTCTTACATTTTTATATGGACAACATCCCCAGAGTTCAGTTTCTACACGTCGACCTAACCTCCAGCGCAAACATGAATGCTGTTGGTGCAACGTTTACACTTTCTCGTCCTCCTAACATTCCCAACAGCGTATGGGATGTATTGAGTGCTCATTATGATAAGCTAGGATTGATACAGCAATATAACGATCAAGCGAACAATGAAATATCCACAGTTTTCAACGCCTGTGTAAGCCATTTAAAAAATGGTGGTGTATGGGTCGAAAGATTTATAAGAACACTATTGCTATCTGATGAACAGCTATATGGTGAAAATCATTGGCGAGTTGTATTAATGAAAGCACTAGCAAATAATCCGGTTTTTATTAATGCAGTAAGGTCCGCTTAGGCTTCATTGATCCCCCAAAAAAATAATACAAACCGGCCTCAGGCCGGTTCTCACCTCTCCCCCTGAACTGTGCATTTAGGCTCGCAACTCCCCGTAGCCCCGACACCTGGTAGAACTCAGAGCATACTCTCTAATCATTCATGGCTCCTTTCCCGTTACAATAGCTCCCTAATGTACCTTCTCAGCCAGCACCTGCTACAGTTCCATGGCCACTGTGCTGGCTGGCACGGCTCGCTCCCACCGTAACACCCAAAGCTCAGCCTCCATTTCACATACTCGCAGAGACACCTAGCGACCAACTTGGGCAGATGGGAAGCTGGACTTCGCAGCAGGATGACAGCCCGTACCTTTCACGGTCGCGCGAACTACCGATCGTTCACTCCCCCGCTTTACTCAACGATGCTCCATCATAATCTGTGATGCCCTCCATATTTTCAACTGACTCAACTTCAAAAAAAGCCCCAATTGAGGCACAATAATTATTCGTTAATTAACTACTTTAAGGAGTCTCTAAAGTGAGTTCTAACCATAAATGTGGCGATTGTAAATCCTATGACAATAGGGGTCATAATTATTGCCGTATGTGTGGCACCAACCTTAGGAAAGGAATGACGAGAAATACAAGGGTGGCTGAAGGTTATAATACAAGTGAAAAATACTGCGGCTATTGCGGTGATAGCAGACATAAATGTACCTGTCGCTAAAACAAAACAGAAATTGACAAACACCTGTTCAGCATAAGAAGGTACCGACCTCAGGCCGGTGCCCTCCCCCTCCTAAACAACGCCTTGAGGCTTTCCACACCGCGTAAGCCGGTTTTCTGGTAATACTCCGGGCTATGCTGTATCTGTTCCCGAGTCGGCAACCCCTTACGCACCTCAGCTCCAAGATCCTCACCGGCAACGGCCCGGCGCAGCAGTTGGACGTACGCCTGCTCAAACACCGGCCGGTAAGCATCCAGACTGAGCGTCTGCAGCTCCCAGCTCGTGGCCTTGGCTGCCAACTCAACCGCTGGATGGGTAAACCGGCGGGTACGCACCTCAACCAGCGCGGTATCCAATGTCGGCAACCCCAACGATTCGGGAGTGACCTGGCACCACTGGATAAACTCCCCAGTTGATGGGATCCAGGGGTGGGGCTTGCTACGGGCAACCCGCATACCGCGCTGCAGCTGTTCACGACTGGTGCAACCCGCATCGACCAGTGCGCGCGTCCACTCTGCAAGAGCGCTGCGCTGCAGCTCCTCGGTTGGGTAGGCCCGTTGCCATGCGGGGAATACCGCCTTGAGCTGCTCCAGTAGCCGTGACACGATCTTGGTATCATGTTCGGTCAGGGGCTGCATTTGCTGGCGAACCGGTACCTCGACCACTGCATCGCAGGCCATGTCGTTCAGCACTGTGCTCAACGGCTTCATGCTCATCAAAATCCCTCTTGGAGCCGGCGATTCAGCTCATCAGCCGTCAT